CGCCCAGCATCTTATAGTAGTTTCATAACACACAGGAGCGAACTTATGTCAGTTGCATATCAGCAGGCACAGAAGCAGCGTTATAGGATTACTCTGGATCTATCAGTGTTCGGTGACTTCGACCCACACCAGATTGATTGGGAGAAGTTATTCAAGTTGGAACCTGCAGAGAAGTGTGATGCTTATGTTGAGGACCTAAGTACACCTGACCGATGGTAATTTGGTATCAATTTATACCATATAAGGCGTTTTTATTTTGTTAACATAAAGCATAAATAATCGGGTCTTTATGTTAACAAAATGAGAACACTAAAATATAAACATTTGGGCGACATGAGGATTATACGAGTCGCCCAAATAACCACTGATATTCTACCTCAACTGCAAGAGGTTATGCAACAGTTAGAGGAGAACGGTGAGGATAGTCGTGAGGTGATATTGCGCGTCTTAAGTGATATCGAAGACCGTCTGGGTAACTGAAACTTGGATCCTCTAAAGTGTACCTATAGTGTAAGGACAACCACAAACCACTAAGTGACTCAAATCGAACTGAACACCGCTATCGAGAATGCCTTCCAACTTTGTGCCGCTCAGAGTTGGGAACTGTTCGACGCCTGGTATGAGCGTCTGCACAATGTTCAGGTGATTGATAACATTGAGCACATCACAGAAATCGAAGCAGAGCATAACGAAACGAACCTCAATCTGATGCTCGCTGGTGTTATGCCTTCTGCCTGATTTCGTCTCTTAATTAACACTCACAACACACACAATGACTGTTACTTTCCAAGCAAATCTGACCGATACTGAGTATAACGGTTGGACGAATTATGAGACCTGGAATGTTGCTCTCTGGATTCAAAATGATGAGGGTTTCTATAGTCTTGCCCGTGAGGTAGGTAACTATGAAGACTTCGTAGATGCTCTGGAAGCGTGTTCTTTCAATTCCCTAAAAACGCCTGACGGAGTATCATTCAAAGACCCCAAGATTAACATCCTTGAGATTAACTCTGACGTGTTCGATTTCTGACCTTAAGTAACAACAAGGGGGGAATAAGATGCGCCCTATAAAGACACTTACTCAACACACACTGATTTACACTTTTCTTCTTCATTATGTCCAAGCAAGTTCTTCTTTCTCTGCTGGCACAAGGTAACAACGGCAGCGAAATTCTGTCCATTCTGGATGCAATCGTTGCTGATAATGTTGCTGGTTTCGATTATATCGAGTCGCCGCAACTTGAGTCGGCACTGGGTATTCCTACTCTGGAAGAGATTGCCTTCTGATTGTTAGTAACTGTATGCCCCTTGGTTGTTAGACAGAGCGTGAGCGATGTTGACACTGAGGGGCGTTTATGTTATGATTGGCAGTGATGCTTATCGGCAGTTAATTGCCGCCGATTTGTTATAGCGCCGCGCGGCGTTGTTATAAGCCCGCCGATGCCCCCCCCCCCTTATTAAAAAAAGCAAACTACCCTAACCTACAGAGGTGACAAATCGACCGATAAATATCAATCTCATAAAAATTTTCCGGAGGTATTTCTAAGTGTTTGGATGGATTCACAAGAACGGTAAGAGTCGCCCCAATAAAAATAAATCAAAAGGTGCAGCAAGAACTTGTGCTCAAAAGAATGCTGCGAGAAAGCGAAAGAAGAAAAAATGAGAAGGAGAACACCATATTGGAATTTTTGGAGAGTGATACTCGCAGGTTGGATAATCAGATATCCAAAAACAATGGGTAGAATTGTATTAATCCCCCTGGGGGTTTTTGTTGTATTGATATATAATGCGTTAGTAAAATAAGTTTTTACTAAAAAATTTTCCGGAAAAAGTTTAATAAAAAATGGAAAAAATATACCACATATACGCAGGGGATAAGTGTTTATTCCACTCTATTAAAGAAGATGAGTTCTCGACCACTTGGAATACTCTGAAGAATATGGTGGAAATTATGAAAACTGATTACAATGCAGAGGATTTATCCTATGAGGAACTTATTGTAAATAAGGAAATTATTTTGAACTCCTCTCATTGACAAAAGCATATATAGACTGTTAAAATTGATGTTGAAGGTTATTTTAACTTATGGCAAAAGGATTCACTGTTAAAACTGTAGCACCAAAGAAGTCCACTGAAGAATGGGACTACGATGCGATTAAAGAAAGGATGAAGGGTAAGAGTATTGTATTCTGTCTTCCTGGACGAGGATGCTCTTATATCTTTTTGAAAGCATTTGTACAACTTTGTTTTGATATTGTACAAAATGGAATGAGTATTCAAATTTCTCAAGATTATTCATCAATGGTTAACTTTGCACGATGCAAGTGTCTTGGAGCAAATGTTCTCCGTGGACCAAACCAAAAACCTTGGGATGGAAAACTTCAATATGATTATCAGCTCTGGATTGATAATGATATTGTTTTTGATTCTAACAAGTTCTGGCAGCTTTGTGATTTAGCTCTTTCTGCTGAAGGAGAAGAGAAAGAAGTTGTTGCAGGTTGGTACGCAACAGAAGATGGTCACACAACTTCTGTCGCACACTGGTTAGAAGAAGATGATTTCCGTAAGAATGGTGGTGTAATGAACCACGAAACTGTGGAATCAATCAGCAAGCGTCGTAAGCCATTCACTGTAGATTACACAGGTTTTGGATGGGTTATGATTAAGAATGGAGTCTTTGAGAATCTTGAGTATCCTTGGTTTGCTCCGAAGATGCAAGTCTTTGAGTCTGGTAATGTTCAAGATATGTGTGGCGAAGATGTTTCATTCTGTCTTGATGCCAAGGATGCGGGGTTTGATATCTGGTGCGATCCTCGCATTAGAGTTGGACATGAAAAAACTCGCATTATCTAATGAACTATCACGTACTTTATAAAGGACGTAAAATTTATATGAACCTCACTACAGATGAATGTCTTGAGGTTCTTCAAGACTTATCTGAGCGTTTTTACTCGGGTGATGATATTGATCCTAATTTAATTGAACTGGAGGAAATTAACAATGGCTAAAGGTGGAAGTAATAAAACCGTATTTGAACCAGGAGCACCTAAAAAGACTCGTCAAGGACGTTCTGCTCGAACACTTCTCAGTGCAACCTCTCGCAATGGACGTAAGAAAAGGTATCGTGGTCAAGGGAAGTAAATGCTTCAATTAAATCCACAAATCCCAACCATTACCTTTTGGGGTAATGGTTGGGCTTTTTTTGTAATTGACCGTTCTCAAGAACACGATCTTGAATGGGTAGTTTTTCTAGATAGTAATGGGGAATGTTGGACTTTTAAAAACTCTGATATTCGTATTCAGAAGAACTATACTCTTCATAGAAATAATCCAATCGGATTTTCTTCATGTACTACTCAGATCCAATAGATGAATGGAACTCAATTCACAAGGAAGATCTGTGGGTATATAATAAACTGTTTCTAGCACGCTCTCTGGGGCACCTATGTGGTCCTGTAGGCGCATCTGTACCATCTCCAGACTACTATATCGTCCGACCAAGTATTAATTTACTCGGTATGGGACGATTTTCTCGTATAGAGTGGATTGATAATTCTACAGATCATCTTCACCCAGCAGAATTTTGGTGTGAGATATTTCAAGGAGAACATATTAGTGTAGATTTCAGAGATAGAAAAGCATAATTGGTTGTCTTAGGTGATAGATATGATAATAAGTCATTGTATAAATGGAAGAAATGGACTAAAATTGACAAAGATATTGAATTTCCTTTGATTCTAAACAACTTAAAAGGTAATTATGAGTGGATTAACTGTGAATTTATTGGCAATAAACTGATTGAAGTTCATTTTAGACGCAATCCAGACTTTCGTTATGGCAATTCAGTTGCAATTCCCGTTTGGAAAGGAGAAAAAATACAAAAAATAGAAGATTTTACCTTTGTTAAAGACGAAGACTATCTAAGAGAAGGGTTTTACATCGACACCCGGGATAGCAACCCCGTAAAAAGTTCTGATTTTAACTAATCAGGAGCAAAAATGGACCAAAAAATGCTGAGGGAAATCGCAAACGACGATATGAATCCCAAAAAACACGATTTTTTCCACCAAAATGAAATTCATTCAAAAATTCGCAATGATGAAGACTATGATGATTGGGAATATGGAACAGAACCTCTTTATGAATCAAAAAATCGGTAATAAATAAGATAGAATTATAACTAAAATGCCTTTAGAAAGGGTAAGTAAAGGATTTAAAGACATTAGTATGTCATTTCAGAGCAATCCTCTGACTAATGACTTGATTGCTATTAACAATGCAAATGCGATTGCTCGTTCCATTCGAAATATTGTCTTTACTTACCCTGGTGAAAAATTTTTTAATGAAGGTTTTGGTTCCAAAATTAATCGCTCTCTCTTTGAAAACCTAGATCAACTGACAGCTGAAAACATTAAGGATGAAATAGAGTATTCTATTTCAAACTATGAACCAAGAGTTTCTTTAAATCAAGTGGTCGTAATTCCAGATTATGATAACAATTCATTTGACGTATTAATTTCTTATAGAATTGTCGGTATTGATGTTACACCTCAACAGTTACAGTTTGTTTTGCAACCTATTAGGTAAATGCCATTAACAAATTTTTCAAATCTGGATTTTAACCAGATAAAAGCTTCTTTAAGAGACTATTTAAAAGCAAACTCAAATTTCACCGACTATGATTTTGAGGGATCTAATTTATCGTCTATACTTGATGTTTTAGCATATAACACATATATTACCTCATATAACGCAAACATGGTTGCGAATGAGGTTTTTATTGATAGTGCTACTCTTAGAGAGAATGTTGTTGCCCTCGCTAGGAATATTGGATATGTTCCTAGGTCAAGAAAAGCAGCAAGAGCTACGGTAAGCTTTTTTATTGATACCTCAAATATCACTCCTGTTCCAGCATCAATAACTCTAAAAAAAGGAATTGTAGCAACATCATCAAGTTCTTTTGGAAATCAATCATTTGTTTTTTCAATATTAGATGATGTGACTGTACCAGTAATTAATAAAGTAGCAACATTTAATGATTTAAAAATATATGAGGGTGTACTGCTAACAACATCTTTTACTTATTCTTCGAGAAATCCAAATCAAAGATTTATATTACCCAATCCTGGCGTAGATACTTCTTTAATCTCAGTATCAGTAAAAGATGACCAGAATTCAACCTCTTTGGTCAATTATTCTTTACAAAATAGTGTCTTTGATGTAGATAAGGATTCTACTGTCTATTATATCCAAGAAATTGAAGACGAAAGATATGAATTGCTTTTTGGTGATGGTATTTTATATGGCAAAAAACTTGAGAATGATAATTTTATAGAAGTTAATTATATTGTATCAAATGGTGATAGTGGAAATGGAGTAAATCAATTTGCTTTTTCCGGAAGATTAACATATACCAGAAATTCTGTAGAGTATACAGTAAACTCAGGAATTTCTTTGTTGGCAACTGGGTTAATTTCTTCTGGTGGAGAAAACATAGAAACTGTAGAATCTATTAAAAAATATTCAACAAGAATATATGCTTCCCAGAATAGAGCGTTGACTGCTAGTGATTATGAATCATTAATACCTTCAAAGATTTATCCAGAAACGGAATCAATATCAGTTTTTGGTGGAGAAGAGTTGATTCCTCCCCAATATGGAAAAGTTTTCATAAGTATTAAACCAAGGACTGGAGATTTTATTCCCAATTTAATAAAAGAAAATATTAAAAGAGATTTAAAGAAATACGCAGTGGCAGGAATTGTTCCTGAAATTTTAGATCTTAAGTATCTCTATATTGAGGTAGATTCTAAAATTTATTATAATACAAATTCCGCACAAGGATCTGATTATGTTTCGAGTATTGTTCAGTCAAATACCAATAAATATGCAGAATCAACCGAATTGAATAAGTATGGAGCAAGATTTAAATACAGTAAATTTCTTAAGATAATAGATGATAGTCATCCAGCAATAACATCAAACATCACTAAGATTCAAATGAGAAGGGATTTAAGAGTAGTCTTAAATTCTATAGCAGAATATCAGATTGGATTCGGCAATGCATTCCATATTAAGAGTATGAATGGATACAATGTGAAATCTACAGCATTTACTATTTCCGGAATACAAGGTTCTGTTTACTTATCGGACATCCCAGATACTAATGGAAATACTGGAAGCATGTTCCTTTTTACTGTACCAAGTGTTAATTCCAATGATGCAACTATAGTAAGAAGAAATGTTGGTAGAATTGATTATGTCAAAGGAATAATTACACTCAATCCAATAAATGTTTTATCTACCGATAAAGTAAAAGATGGACAATCAATCATTGAAATTTCAACTATTCCAAAATCAAATGATGTTATCGGATTACAGGATTTATATTTGCAGCTAGATATTAATAACAGTATATTTGAAATGATTACTGATCAAATATCATCAGGACTTGATCCATCTGCATCAAATTACATAGTAACTTCAAGCTACAGTAACGGGAATTTAGTAAGACAATAAAATGACAAAGAAAAGAGTAAAATTTAATACCATTTTAGAAAGACAGCTACCTTCTTATGTAAGGGAAGAATTTCCTTTAGTTGCTGAATTTTTAAAACAATATTATCTTTCTCAGGAATTTACTGGAGCTCCTTATGATTTGATACAAAATATTGATCAATATATTAAATTAGATGAAATTAAGAGCAATACAGACTTTGCGATTCTTTCAAATGATATTTCATTTGATGATGATGTTATTACGGTCTCCTCAGAATCTGGAACTATTGGTTTTCCAGATTCCTATGGTTTGATTAAAATTGATGATGAAATTATAACCTACGAATATAAAACTTCAAATTCTTTTGTTAATTGTATCAGAGGTTTTAGTGGAATTTCTTCTTACTCAAATGTTGGAATAAGCACAAGTAGAACTAATTCTCTATCGGATTTATCTGATCAACTCGTATTCGAATCAACAGAATCTAAAGAGCATTTATCTGGTTCAAAAATAACTAATTTAAGTTCGTTATTTTTAAAAGAGTTTTTAAAAAAGATAAAGTATCAATTAATTCCCGGATTTGAAGGGAGGGAATTATATAGTAATTTAGACCAATATCTATTTCTAAAACAATCAAAGGATTTTTATTCCTCAAAGGGAACAGATATTTCATATAAGATTCTATTTAAAGTTTTATATGGAGAAGATGTTGATATTGTAAAACCACAAAATAGTCTAATTAGACCATCAAATGCTGGATTTAATGTCATCAATGCTTTAGTTGTAGAATCTATAGAAGGAGACCCATATAATTTAAGAAACTCTACTTTATTTCAAGATGAGTATGGCGATATAACCAAATGTTATGCTTCAATATCTGATGTAGAAAAAATTTATTCTACGGAAGGAAAAGAGTATTATAGATTGGGATTTGATGGTGGGTATAATAGAGATATTGGTGTAAGTGGAGCACTATATGGAAACTTTTCCATACATCCCAAGACAAGAATAATAGGTGACGTAAATCCAGATGTATCAACAATTGATGTAGATTCTACAGTTGGATTCCCCTCTAGTGGTGATTTATTTGTAACTTATGAAGATGGTACAACAGGCGTAGTTTCATATGCATCAAAAAGTCTGACTCAGTTTTTTGGATGTGTAAATATAACTAAAAAAATATTCGATGCTTCTGATATTTCTTTAAATGTATTTGCATACGGATCCTCAAGTCAATCGGATAGTAATGAGACTATAAAAGTTAGAATTAATTCGGTACTAAATGAGGTGTCTCTTGTTGATGATGAAGCAGTTTATTATCAAATTTCGGGTGATAATGCAATAATTAGAACTTTAGGTGCTGATTCTATAGATCCAATTTCAAATAGTTGGATTTTTAACATCCAAACTACATACGAAGTTAAAGAAATATCCGTATTCAATTCTTCATCAAAAATTTATAGTGTAAAAACAAGCGATAAACACAATTTTGCAACTGGAGACTCGGTTAATTTAATTTCAAATAATGGTTCTAAAACTGTATTGTCCATTATTGGAGTTGTTTCAGATACTGAGGTTTATATTGGAAGTAATATTGCTGTTCCGACAAATTTCAAATATACTATAGAGAAAGTACTGACTAAAGTTAGACATACTCTATACAACGAACTATCAAATCAAAATGCAAATGTTCAAAATATTTACAAAATAAAAGAAAAAACTTTAGTTGCGTCTCCATCATTACCATTTTATAATGGACAGTCTCTCAATGCTTCTGATAGATCTTTATATATTAGTGGTACTTTTCCTGCCGGAGATACTTTTAGGATAACAAATCAAAAAGATCATGGATTCTATACGGGAGATTGTATTTACTACGAATCTTCGGGAGAAACTAGTGATATTCCAAGATCATTATTTGATAGTGGAGTTTATTATATAAAAAGAGTAGATGCAAATAATGTACAATTTGCCAAAAGTAGTTCAGATATTCAGAATTCCAAATTCTTAAAAACAGAAGAAAACATAAATGTAGCATCTGATAAAATTATTCTCCAACAATTCAAATCAAAATCATTAATATCACAAAAATTACTTAGAGAAATTTCTTTACCATATAATGATGGGAAGAATTATGAAACTTTTCCCGGACCTACCGGAATTCTTATTAACGGAACAGAAATATTAAATTATAAATCTAAAGATATAATTTATTATGGACCCGTAGAAAGTATTGATGTTTCTTCAGGAGGTTCTGAATATGATGTTATTAGTCCTCCTGTTTTAGATATAACTGATTCTATTGGAATTGGTGCTACTGGATATTGCGCCGTTTCTGGTGGTTTATTTGAAATTAGATTATTAGATCCCGGTTTTGATTATGTTTCAAAACCAACAATAAGAATTACTGGGGGAAATGGAGTTGGAGCTGTAGCAGATGTATCAACTAAATTTATAGATCATGAAGTATTTTTCAATTCTGAGCAAAAGTTTAATGAAGTTAATATAATTAACAACTCCATTGGTTTTTCTACTTATCATAAATTTAGAAATGCAGAAAAAATAACATATTATACAAATAATCAAAAAGGAGTTGGTGGAATTTCGACAAATGCGGAGTATTATGCCCGCGTTGTTGACTTAAAGACTTTAACAATCCATAATAGTGCCGAAGATGCTCTTGTTGGGATTAATACCGTTTCTTTAACCACATATGGTATAGGTAATCATTCATTCAAATGCATCAATAAAAAACAAGTTATTTCTACCATTAATGTTCTAAACCCAGGATTTGGATATCAAAATAAAATAAGAACTACCTCACCTTCGGGGATTAATACATCAACTAATAGTATTAATATAAATGAACACGATTTTAATTCTGGAGAAATAGTCAGATATACTAGCAGTGGAACAGCAATAGGTGGATTAACTAAAAACTCTGATTATTATTTGACTAAGATCGACGACAATAATTTTAAGCTATCAATTGTTGGGGTAAGTTCATCCAATCAAGATTTTTATTATACAACAAATCAATATGTAGATTTAACCTCTAGAGGAACTGGAGTACACTACTTTAACTATCAACCAATTTCTGTTGAAGTTGTGGGAGAAATTGGGGTTTCAACATCTGCCGGTGTGGATTTTGCGGCAAAAATTCAACCAGTTTTTAGGGGAGAAATAACATCTTTCCATTTACAAAATGGAGGAAGATCATATGGAACACCTGAAGTATTGAATTACCTCAGAGAACCACTTTTGATTTTAAGACAAGGAAAAAGTTCAGAAATAGTACCAATTATCAATAATGGAAGAATAGTAGAAGTTTTAGTTAATAATTCTGGTTATGATTATAATAATGCACCAACTATCAACATATCTGGAGATGGATTAGGCGCTGTTTTGGTGCCAATTGTTGAAAATGGTCAAATTAAACAAGTAAAAATAATAAATGGAGGAATTGGATATTCTCAAAAAAATACTTTTATTACAGTCCAAGATTCTGGTTCTGGGGCAACATTTAAATCAAAATTAAAATCATGGAATATAAATTTAGTGAGTAGGAATTTTAGCAATACAACTCCAGATGATGGATTCGTATTTTATAATTCATACACTAAAGGTGGTCTTCAGTACTCTCATTTATATGCACCAAGAAAACTTAGAGAATCAATATATTCTGTAGATCCTACAGGAAGACCATCTTATGGAAATTTTGATTTAAGTAGAGTAGGAGGAAGTGAAGTATCTTCGACTAAACATTCTCCGATAATTGGTTGGGCATATGATGGGAATCCAATCTATGGTCCATATGGATACGCTAAAAAGGACGCTTCCGGTGGCGGTTCAATAACACAGATGAAATCTGGGTATAAACTTGCACCAGTATCAAGTGATAGACCATCTGAAAAAATATACCCATTAGGGTTTTTTGTAGAAGATTACAAATATTATACTCGACTAAATCAAGATGATAGTGTTTTGGATGAGCATAATGGTAGATTTTGTGTTACTCCAGAATTTCCCAATGGAGTATACGCTTATTTTTGCACAATAGCAGCGACAACTACCAGAACATCTTCAAGTCCATTTCGAAATTACAGGATACCCGTATTTCCATATCTTATTGGAAATACTTTCAAGTCACGTCCAAATGAATTCAATTTTAAAGCCTCTTCAAATCAAGATGATATTGACTTAAACAAAACTGATTGGATTAGGTATACAAAAAATTATAACTTACTTGGAGAAAAATCTTACTACAAGTACTTAGATCTTCCAAATAGACTAAATCAAACATCTACTATAAAGTATGCATCTCCCGGAAATATACAAACAGTTGGTATATTGACTGGAGGTAATAACTATAGTATAAATGATTTATTAGTTTCTGATGAAACAGATACTAGAGGATATGGATTTTCTGCAAGAGTTTCTAAACTAAAAGGAAAGGAAGTAGAAACTATTAGCGTTGATAACATTGTTTCTTATAATGTAGAAATATATCCAGATTCTGGGAGGGTGAATAGTTTTAATATTTTAGCAGAGAATCCGCATGAATTTAATACCGGTGATATTGTCACTATTTCAGGTCTCACCACTTCTTTGACAATATTCAACGAATTGTATTCTGCAGAAGTTCCAAGGAAAAACACTCTTTCTTTAATTAATACAGTTGGTCTTGGTACAACTGGAGCAACAGGTATAGTAACCTTTATTTCTGTTGGAGGAAACTTATCAAATATTCGTGAAAATGACATTTTCACGATAGGAACAGAAAAGGTTAAAGTTTTAAATGTAGATAAAAATTCATCGAGATTAAAAATCCTTAGGGCAGTCAATAACACTGTTGGTTCGTCTCACAGTTATTCTGATATTTTATATGAAAATTCAAGAAGATTGGTAATAAGTGATAGACTGACTAATCCTTTTAATTATTCATCAAATAGACAAATATATTTTAATCCTAGGGAATCTATTGGTGTCGGAACAGCGGTGGGAATAGGAACTACTATTTTTATTTCAAATCCGGGAGCAGGAGTTAGTTATGTTACGGTTCCAAGTAGATTAATTTACCTCCCAGATCATAAATTAGAAACTGGCGATCAGTTGATTTATGACTCAAATGGAGGAGATCCTATTGCAATTTCCACAAATGGTGAAGGAATTGGAGCAAATCTTGCGGATGGATCCTTAATTTATGCAACAAATGTATCTCCGAATTTTATAGGAATTTCTACAGTAAAAGTTGGAATTGGTTCAACAGGAACTATTGTTGGTATTGCATCAACACAAAGAAATCAGAGTATTCTTTACTTTACTTCTTTTGGAAGCGGTACTTATCATAGTTTTAAAACTAATTACAATTCATTGAGGGGGAATATTTCAAAGAATAAAACGATTGTTTCTACAGCAACAACTCATGGATTGTCTGATGGAGACATTGTTTTTGTTGATGTTAATCCTTCAATATCAACATCATTCGTAGTAGCATATAGTGATTATAATAGAAAATTAGTAATTAATCCAAAATCATTTTCTCCAGTTGGTGTTAACACTTTAACTAATTCTATAACCATTGAAAACCATGGATTTACCACTGGTCAACAAGTAATCCAAACTTCTCCTTCTAAAGTATTGAAAAATGAAAAAGATTATTATGTTATTGTCATTGATAAGGATACTATAAAGTTGTCCGATAATTATTATAATTCTATTCAATACGATCCTGTCGTCGTTGGATTGTCCTCACAATTCGGTGGAACTTTATCTTTGGTAAATCCTCCAATAAAATTATATAAGAATAGCACAGTATTTTTTGATGTATCAGATTCATCTTTATCATATACAAATTCTTCCCAAACTAAGTTTCCAGCGTTTAATTTTAATTTTTATACTAATTCTTCATTTGAAGAACTATTTGAATCGTCTAAAAATAGTAATTTCTTCAATATAAAAAGAGTTGGTACAGTTGGAATAAGTTCAAATGCGAGAATTTCATTAACTATAACTGATGATATTCCTAATAAACTTTACTACAGACTAGACCCTATTACTGCTTTCAACTTACCAAGTGTTAAATCCGAGATTTCAATAGATTCTTCAGTTTCTTCCCATAATGAAATTAGTATTGAAGATAGTCTTTATAATGGAAAATATTCTATTGTTTCAACTTCAGGAACAACTTTTACTTACAGCTTAAGAAAAAAACCAGAATCTAATTTTTACGATAAAACTCAAGCAATTATAAATTATCAAACCACTTCCAAAAATACAAAGGGATCTATCTCGGAAGTTGAAGTTGTATCAAATGGTCAAAATTATTATAATCTTCCAAAATTTTCCAAAATTTCATCTGGAATTGGATCTGGAGCAATATTAGATTACAATAGTAAAAATATTGGTAAAATTAAAAAAATAAAAATAAATGATATTGGATTTAATTATCCATCAGATTTTACTTTAAAACCAAATTTATCTTTACCACAAATTGCTAAAATTGAATTATTATCATCATTTGAATCAATACAAATACTTTCTTTGGGTAACGGATATAATCATCCACCAAAATTAGTAGTTTTAGATGGAGTTACAAAAAATATAGTTCCTGAAGTTGATTTAGAATATTCTTTTGGTGATAGTTTTGTTACTATTTTAAAAAATACTTATGGTATTAATAATGTTGAACCAATTATAATTCCAACACAAAATTCAAATGGAGTTGGAATATCTTCATTGGTCTATGATTTAACAAAAAATAGTGTTACTGCCACTTTATCAGTAGGATTCAGTACAGCAGATAGTTTCCCATTTGCTGTTAATGATAAAATTATGGTAGAAAATGTCAGTGTGGGTATTAATTCTACGGGTAGAGGATTCAATTCTAAGAATTATAATTATAAACTTTTCACAATTACTGCAGTTTCTGAGAATCTTGGAGGAATTGGAATTGTAACTTATACGATGAATAATGTTTTACAACCTGGAGAAACTCCAGGTGTATACAATTCCACAAATTCTTCCGCCAGAATTATTCCTGAGAAATATTTTCCTAAATTTAAAACAATTTTTAAGAAGAATAATTATCTAAAAGATGAAAAGATAAGATATTTGGGGGATGCTAAAACTGTCGGTGAAGTTGAGGGGTGGAATTCTCAAGTAAATCAACTAAGAATTTCTTCAAGAGAAAGAATAGAATCTGGTAAAATTATACAAGGGGATACCTCAAAAACACAAGGATTAATTTCTTCAGTTATTTCTGGAGATGCGTTTATTAATTTGGCACCATATTCTAAGGTTGAAGATGGTTGGGAAACTCAAATAGGATTTTTAAGCAATAACTTACAAAGAATTCAAGATAGTTTCTACTATCAGAATTTTTCATATTCATTAAAATCTAAAGTTCCATATGATACCTGGGAAGACGCAGTTGGATCATTAAATCATACATTAGGATTTAGAAAATTTGGCGATTATCAATGCGAACCCTCTTTAGATGAAGTTAAGAATAATCAGATTAATATTAGTCCAATAAGCTATGTCGATACTTTTACAGATATTGTCGGAGTTGCTGATTTAAATTGTTTTTATGACTTTGATTTGGCTAGAGAAAACGTACTTATTGATGACTCTTATCCATTTTCAGATCAAATTTATTTTTCCAGCAGAGTTCTTACGGATTATTATGAGTCACTGAATAACAGAGTATTGTCAATTGATGATTTTAGTGGTTCTTTCTATAATTTACCAAGATTCTCTAGATATGTCGTTCTGGACACTATTGATACTAATCAAATTCAATCACAGAAGTATATAACTTTTGTAAAAGATAGAAGATATGTTGGGCAGAGGCAATTAATGCTTGTTTCTGTTGTTTATGATGAAAAAGATGCATATTTAAATCAATATGGTAGAGTAGAAAGCGTCTATGATTTGGGTTCATTTGATTTTAAGAAAGAAGATAATCAAGGTTCTCTTCTTTTCTATCCAAATAGATCGCTTTGGAATGATTATGATGTATCAGTCTTATCTTATAATATAAAAGATGCTTTTGTTGGTATTGCAAGTACAAGTTTTGGTAATGTTGTTTATATAGATTCAAAAGTCAATCAAGTTTCTTCTGGAACAACAAGCGTAATTGGAATAGGAACAACATTTACTTCAGTGAAGGCAATAATAGAAATTTCTGCAGATAATGGGCAGCGCCAATTTGAAGAAATTACTGCTATTCACAATGGGACAAATATTGAATTTATTAATTATGGACAGTTGGTAACAAATTCTTCAGACAACAATCCATTATTATCTTTGGGAGAGTTTGATGCATATCTTGCAAATTCAAAAATAAATGTCGATTTTATTGCAACTCCCGGAATAGCTGTTACTATCAACTCTATTCAAATTTCTATTGCAAATACTGAATCATCTGGCATAGGAACCTACTATCTAAGACATTCTACAATTGAAGGGAGATCAACATCTATTGCATCATCCCCAACCCCAACAGCAAATGTAATTTCAGAATATTCGAGTTTACATAACGGGGCATATTTTATTGTTCAAATT